AGATATAGGAATGGAACTATCTATCACACTAAAGGTGGATTAACTAAGCTCTTAGAAGAAGAACTAAAGCTTGCTAAACCTCCACATGATGATTTAAAAGATGTACTAGCTATAGCAATAAGCGAATGTGTAGCTCCTATCAAGCGTAGGGGTATGCAGAAAAAGAATAGTAACGTAGTTAGCCTAAGTAGATTTGGCGGCTCTAGACGCTCAGGAAGATAATAAATGTCAGGTGAATCAGCAACAGCTCTGCAGTCTTTTAAGACTAATGAAGATAAGGCTAGTTTTATTACTACCTTATGGATGCAATGGGATAGAGATAATCAACTAGCAGTTAACCGATGGCAAGAAGTAGAAGCTTACCGTTATGCAACAGATACTAACAGTCTCCCTAGTTCAGCAAACCCATTTACACACAGTACACATAAACCTGTATTAGCAGCTATCGGACAGGACTTAGAAGCTATCCTTTTACAAGTGGTAATGCCACATGATGATTGGTTTACTTTTGAACCTATGGACGCTGTAGCAGCTAGAACAGAACAAAGAAAGACATTGGTTTCTTATTTAAAGAATAGACATGCTCTTAATGGTTATGCTGATGAGGTAGCTAAACTACGCTCTGACTTAGTAACCTATGGTAATTGCTTCTCACAAGTGTTCCATGTTAATGAGAGTTCAGGGGAGAAAGCAGGGTATATTGGCCCTAAAGTAAAACGTATCTCTCCTTACGATATTGTGTTTGATCCAACAGGAGGTAGCTTTGATTGCGCTCCTAAGATTATACGAGAGATTATTACATTAGGGGAATTAAAGAATAGAGCTGATAATGGTATGTTCGATATGGACACAGCCATGAAGATATTAAAGAATAGATCTGGAGCAAGCCAATCAGATGCAGGAGAAGATAAGAACGAACAATACACTCCTCAAGGATTTGGTACATTCCAGCAATACATTGCATCAGGCTTTGTTGAACTATTGTGGTTCTATGGAGATGTATATGATGCAGAAGCTATGGAATTACATAAAGGACGTAAGGTAGTAGTAGCTGATAGTGAACATGTATTACTAGATGAAGAGATTCAGACAGTTTCAGGTAAGCCTCACATCTACCAAAGTGTATGGCAGAAGCTCCCTGATAACTTATGGGGAATGGGGCCACTAGATAACATCGTAGGTATGAACTACCAGATTAATCACAGAGAGAATGCTATATCAGAAGCTCTTGATCGTTTAATCTACCCTGATAAGGTTTACTCAGGTGATGTAGAAGAGATGTATGATGAAGAAACAGGCCAGACTACCTACCTAGCTCCAGAAGGTGGAGGAGTTCAAGAACTAGCAGTTAATACACAATTCTTTGCTATGGACTTACACCAAGATAGACTAGTACACAGTAGCCGCCAAGCAGCACGTCTACCGAGCGATCTAACGGGCTTTCGCTCTCAAGGGGAGAAGACCCTAGGGGAAGTCACAGCGTTGACTGAGGGCGGTATGAGAGGCTTTATAGACAAGGCAGCTGATTTTGAGAGAAGTTCTTTAGAGAATCATTTAAAAGCAGAAGTAGAACTAGCTCATAGTAACTTTGCTGCAGCTCTTTCTGTACCAACTAAATCAGATGGTGGGTTTATTACTATGCTTTCTATCACTAAAGAAGATTTAGAGGTTAATGGTTTACTTATCCCTAGAGGAAGTAAGAGGTTTGCTCGTAAGAACCAGTTACTAGCTTCTCTAACACAAGTATCAGCTACACCTCTAGCTCAGATAGCTATGCAACATATCTCTGGTAAAGGAGCAGCTAACTTAATAGCTGAGTTGTTAGAGGTTCAAGATGATGGGCTTGTAGAAGAGTTTGCTCAGATTATGGAAGCAGGTGAAGCTCAACAGATAGCTAATATGGCAGAACAACAAGGTGCTATAGCTGGAGCACAACCTTCACTAGAAGAAGAAATGATTAACCAGCAATTAGGAGAGTAGGGAATATATGGCTCAGGTAAGAGTACCTAGCTTCTTAACGAAGTTAGACCAAGAAAAGAAAAAAGAATTTATGCAATTGTACAAAGCTTGGAAAGCTGACCCAGTTGCAGAGATGATGGTGGAACATCTAGAGAGTGAGTTGACAAAGCTTATTGTTGAGGATGAAAAGGACACACCGTTATCATGGTTTCAATCCCGATGGAGTAGAGCTAAACGCTTAGGTAAGCGAGAGGCAATCCGTCATTTAATTAAAGATTTACAATAGTAAATAAATAGGAGCAACACAAATGGATAACTTTAGCACTGACCAAAGTGCGTCAGAACAGACAGCCGACCAGCCAACGTTCACCGTAGGAGATAGAGAGTTTACTTCAGAATCAGCAGCAACTAAAATTGCTAACGCAGATTCTCATATAAGTACCCTTGAAGCAGAGAGACAAGCACAGCGAGATACTATAGCTTCTTTAGAAGCCAAGTTAGCTCAAAGCACTAGTCTTGATGATGCTCTTGCAAAGTTACAACAACCCGCAAATTCTCAGGATAGCCAACCTTTGCAGAACACCACTGCAGTTAGTGAGGAACAGATCGGAGAGATTGTAAGGCAACAGATGGAAGCAGATCAAGCAACTCAAAGAGCAGCAGCCGACCAAGCTACAGCTACTACGATTGCTGAACAGACTTTCAAAGATACAGAAGCAGCATTAAGACTGCAGTACGGAGATAAGGTTAATGAGGTTATGAGTTCTAAAGCTAAGGAATGGGGCGTATCTGTCTCTGATTTAGTTCAACGAGCAAGTGATCCCTTAAGCGCCAAACTCTTGTTAGGTTCTTTGAAAATAGAACCATCTGTTACAGAAGCAACCCCTTCGGGTTCATTCAACACTGGAAGCTTAGCTCACAACGCTCCTGAAAAATTTGTGGACTATTCTAAGAGTGTATCATCTAGTAGTATAGTTGATGCTTTAAAGAAAGCTGACGCTGGTTACTAAAACTAACTAAAATAAAGGAAATTTAAAATGGCTCAAAATACTGGCAATAGTGCTAATATTGTAAAGCAGCAAATCTATGGTGAGATCTTACAAGAATCTCATAAAGACAACCTGCTTGGTTTAGTCGGCATGAACGACTTAACATCGGAGTTCCCAGTAGGGGACACTTTTAACGTAGATCAAATTGGTCAAGCATCTCTTTCTGATTACACAGAAGGTTCAGATATTGATTATAGTGCTATTGATACTTCTCGTATCACTCTTTCACTATCTGATTATGTTCAAGATGGATTCTTCATCACTGATAAATTAAAGATGGATGCTGGTGGTCGTGCTGATCGCATGTGGGGTGTTCGTGTTAAAGAGAGTATGCATGCTTTCAGTAAACGTATGGAAGGTGACTTGTATCAAGCTGCTAACGATACTCAGACAGCTGCAGATCCTAATAACATCAACAGCCAACCTCATCGTATTGCATTAGCTAGCGGCTACACAGCTCAAGCTTTTGTAGATGCAGTTGCAGATATGAAGTTATCTTTTGATAAAGCTAATGTACCAGAAGCAGGTCGTATCTTAATCGTAGATGGTACTGTTGAGAATACTCTTAACAAACTAGCTACTGGTGCGGTACTTGTTGCTGACAGCCCTCGCTTTGAAGGTTTACTAGAAACTGGTTTCTCTAAGAACCACCACTTCGTACGTAACATTCACGGCTTTGATGTATTTGTTTCTAACTTACTTCCTGATATTGCATCAGAAACAGTATCTACTGTAGCGGTAACTGCTGGTAAGTGTAACATTGCAATGTGTATAGCAGATGAAGATAGTAAGCCAATGATGGGTGTTATCCGTCAACAGCCTACTCCTGAGTTTGAGCGTCAACAGTCTAAGAAGCGTGACTCATGGTCAGCTACTTCTTACTGGGGATTTGCTCTTTATAGACCAGAATCTTTAATTTGCTTATTAACTGATAATTCATAGGAGAAACTGATATGAGTTTAGAAAGCGTTGGTGGACGACAGACTTACTTCGGTAAGCTTCCTACTAAAAACAAACATGGTGGAAAGATTGATGGTAAAGGCTCAGAAGTTGAGCTTCGCTACTCTTTTTCTTATGACGATATGCCAGCTGTAGATGATGGTAATGAGATGAACCTAGCAATTCCTGCTGGTGCTCAGATCGTTTCTTCTCAACTACGTGTTGGAACTGCATGGGTTGGTGGTACTAGTGTTGCGATTGGTTTAACTGATCAAGACGGTACTGCTAATGATCCAGATGGTTTAGTAACTGCTGTGGCAGGTGCTACAGCTAACTTAACTGCTGGTGCTGTACTAGTAGGTGGTGGTGCTTTGATTGGAGCTGTAGGTGATGCTTCAGCCGATCAAGTAGTCTCTACTCTAGTTGTAGGTACATACACAGCTGGTGATGCAGAACTAATCGTTAAGTATCAACCATTCGGTGGTGATGCAGCGTAAGCTGAGTACAAACTGAATAAAGGAGGGAGGAGAAATCTTCCCTCTTTTAAAGAAATCCCTTGACATTTGAATAAATGGATATATTATGACAACATTAACCTTATTAAGCGTAGTTAATACGTACATGGACTACACAGATAGTTTCCGTGTAGCTGATATTGATGATGTAATTGAATCTCAGCAAGTAGCATCTATAGCAGAGAAGGTGTTCCACGATATAGTCAATGAAGTATTCTCTACAGACCTCACAAAAACAATAGTACAGCTAGAATCATTAGCAGATAGTACAAGACCTAATTACTTAAAGATACCAGATGATGTAATGGGTATCAAAGAATCTAAAGTGATGTACAACACAACCAACGGTGCAGCAGGTAACTCAACTCTAAAGATGACAGAGATACCTTATATGCGTCCTCAAGAGTTTCTTGATACGGTTGGATTAAGAAGTACAAACCAAACAAACACACAGATAGTGACTGACTCTAGTGGCTATCAGATGGTAATACAAAATAAGTCAGCTCCTCAGTTCTACACTTCCTTTGATGATTCCCTCCTAGTATTTGACTCTTTTGACTCAGATGTAGATAGTACATTACAATCTAGTAAGTCAGGTGTAATGGTTACTAAACAAAGAAGTTGGACTCCTAGCAGCACTTATGTTATTGATCTCCCTGAGTGGTTCCATACTACTTACCAGAACGCAGTAATAGCAGAAGCTAGTGAAGTATTGAGAGGAGAGCCTATCTTTAGTGTAGCACGTAAAGCAAAGATGGGAATATTCAGAGCAAGAAAGAAACAAAGAATTGGAAGTGAAGGTATTGAAACTAGAAGAAGGAATTATGGACGATGAGTAGACACGACACAGTAGTAGTAGGTAAGACTAAAGCAGGTAAAGAGATAGCGTACAGAGTGCCAGAAGGTAAGCCTTTGTATGAGATATTCTTTACTAGTGGTGGACAAATACCACCAGCTCTATCTGGTGCTTGGAATGATATTAGACAGATTAAAGCTGTAGTATCTAACTATCTCTCAAGAGAGAAAGATATTAAACCAGCAGTAAAGAAACAAACAATTAAGAAGAGTAAGTAGATGCCTCTTAGTCGCGGTGATAAAGAATATAGTATACCAGTAAAGGGTTTAAATACAGAGGCTAGCCCTTTGTACTTCCCTCCTGAGTTTGTTAGAGACATTAACAACTTAGAGCTTGGGTTTGATCCTCTACGCTTCAAAGCTAGGAAAGGACATACTAATAGTTCAATATCAGACAGTGGCTCTCAGACATTAACTACTAGTACAGGCGGTGTAGCGGTAACAACATTCTTATGGACTGCTGCAGCTGGAGATCAAGACAGCAACTTCTTATGCTTACAACTAGGTAGAAGGTTATTATTTGTAGATGCTAATAGTACAGATGCTACCACAGTAGACCTTTCTGTATATTTAGATTTAGACGATGTTAAGTCAGGTACTACTAAAGGTACTCTTGCAATAGCTACTACTACTCCTCTTAGCTACACTATAGTTAAAGGTAGATTGTTAGTTACATCAGAAGCAATAGAACCTACATTAATAGAATATGACTTAGCTGGTAACTCTGTTTCTTTCACACAATTAACACTAAAGGTTAGAGATATAATAGGGCTTGAGTCTGGTATAGATGTAGACTTTAGACCAACAGTTATCGGAGACTTCCCTGTAGGTAGTACAGCATCAGCTACATTCGCTGCATTATCAGAGGAGCATGAATACAACTTGTATAATCAAGGCTGGTATAAACATAGAAGATTAACAGCAGGTAGTGGAGTAGAATCAGAACCTATTGCAGAGTTCTTCACTATAAACGCTGTGTATCCGAGTAATGCAGATATAGTCCATATAGGTATGATTGACTCATCAGGTGATTTAATATTTGATGCAGAGTTACTTAAAGATCAAACATTTGGTAGCTCTCCCTCTGCTAGAGGACGTTATGTATTAGATGCTTTTGATTTAGATAGAGATGATGCTAGGTTGAATAAAGATACCTCTGGTGCTAATACAGGTGGGGGATTAGGCCCACCTAAAGATGGAGGCCCAATAGGGGGATTACCAGTTTAGATGGCTATAGATAATGAGACAACAGATGAAAGACCAGTATCAGCTGTATTCGCAGCAGGTAGAATCTTCTACTTAGTGAATAGTATTGTATACTACTCTCAAGTATTAGAAGGTAATACGGTAGCGGTTCTTTCTAAATGTTACCAGAAGAATGATCCAACAGCAGAACAATTAAGTGACCTGTTAGATACTGATGGTGGTACTATTGCTATCAATGATGCAGGTAAAGGTATCTCTATCAAGGAAGCAAGAGGTGGTGTACTGGTTCTTTTTGACAATGGAGCATGGCACATAGCTGGCCCAGAAGGTGGGTTTAGTGCTACAGACTTTAGTGTGACAAAGGTTACAGATGAAGGTTGTGTATCTGGTCAGTCAGTTATACAAGTAGATGGTGTTACTTTCTACTGGGGATATAGAACAATTATCTCTGTACAGCTTAATCAGTTTGGTGTATTAGAAGCTACTCCTGTCTCAGATGGTATCATTGAAACACTATACACAAGTATAACCCTTAACTCAAAGAAAGGTTGTTCAGGGTTCTTCAACTCAGAAGAGAATACAATTGAATGGTTCTATAACTCTCAGACCACAGCAGCAGTTACCGACTTAACCTTTGCACATGATAAGGGTTTGTCATATAACTTAAAGAGTGGTGGTTTCTTCAAGCAAAGCTTTAATGGTAAAACAGCAGAATCTACTACAGATACCACGAGTTTAGTTACTGGTGTAGATATGTCTAAGGTTAGAAACGATGGTATCTTCTATATCTCTTTCAGTCAAGTATCGTCAGGTGGTAATTCAACTGTAGAGATTAAGACGGGCAGAAGAGATGATGAAGACTTCCAAGACTTCGGTACTGACTATGCTACAGCTTACTTAGAGACAGGTTATGAAGCTTTAGATAAGCCAAGTAATATCAAATCAGCTCCTTATATAACTACTCACTTCAATCAGACAGAAGAGAACTGGGTTACTGATGGGGCTGGTGGAGTTATGTTAGATAAACAATCTGGTTGTCAGATGAGAGCTAAATGGGATTGGAATGATACAGCTGCTAACGGTAGGTGGAGTCCAGCACAACAAGTGTACAGGTTCAGGAGAACTTTTGTACCTTCTGGTGTAGGAGCATTTGATTCTGGTGAGACAGTTATAACTACAAAGAACAAGATGTTAGGGAGAGGTAAAGCTCTTTCTATGAGATTCGAGCAAGAATCTGGTAAGGATATGCAATTATTAGGATGGACAATATTATGGACAATCAGATCGAACATGTAGAAGATGTTAAGATTAGTAGATTATCAGTAGAGCAAGTTAAAGGTGTGATGGGTTCTATACAGAACTTATGGAATGAAGTAGATCAAAGAAACCTGATAATGGATTTAGACCCAGACTACGAGTTCTATCAAGAGTTACAAGATGTAGATATTTGGTTTTGTATAGCAGCAGAATATAAAGGGTTTACCAGTTTGTTCTCTTTTATTGTACAAGACTCTATGCACACTAAAGGCCAGAAGCAGGTACTCTCTGATTTCATCTACACTGTCCCTGAACATAGGGGAACAGGAGTAGCTGATGTACTTATACAAACAGCAGAAGATATTGGTAGAGAGAAAGGGGCTACGATGATGAGCGTAACTCTTAAAGAATTTGATAAGCATGATTCTCTGATAAAGAGGTTAGGCTATACCCACTTTGAGAATAATTTTCAAAAGGCTATATAATATGACGGTTGCCACAAACAGAGAGAATAGGGAAGCGAGGAGATCTAGGCAAGAGGCTAGTAGATTACAGAGTGAGGCAGAGCAATTAAAAGCTACTAAGAGTGCTATAGACCAAGTAAGAAAAGCTCAGATAGCTAGGGCGCAGATAGTACAGCAAGGCGCTAATACCGGTACTTCTGGTTCTAGTGCTGTAGCTGGAGCTACAGGTGCAGTACAATCTCAAGTAGGTGGTAATATAGCTTTCGCTCAGTCAGTATTTGATCTGAACCAACAAGCTAGTGCACAACTACGTAGGGCAGCTGCTAGGGAAGAACGATCTGGTGCTATTGCTGCTACAAACAGTACGATAAGTAGCGCTGGTGGTATGTTTGGTGGTGGATCAGGAGGTTGATAATGGAAGAGTTATTCGAGGACAAAGGTATAGAAGAGCCTTTAGAGAAACTAGATGGTAGTCAGGCTATTACTGAGGAAGACTCTGGTAAGGACATGGCTACATTAACAGCTATTAGCGAAGAACTAGATGTCCATAGTTTCATGGAAAGGCAGGGAGATCTTGAATCAGGGAACATGGTGGGCGATAACTATGAAATGATAAAAGCTCAAGAAAAGACAAAACAAAGAAAAATGAACAGAGCGAAAGAGCGTTCAATAATGTTTCAAGATGAGTTTGACTATTCTAACCCTTCGCTCCTGCAAAGAGTATCAGACGATATGATGAAAGCTGGGGCAGGGTTTAACACAGTAGAGTGGGCTAAAGAGCTTTCCTATGAGAGCTTGATAGAAAAACAACTTAAGGCTTCTTCTCAAAAAGACACAGAAACAGTAGCAAGGACACAGAAGCTATTGGATGGGTTAAACAGATACACACGAGTTAACCAAGAGTTGGAAGCGGCACAAGGTATAGCAGATGCTCTCTGGAAGGATACATCGGGACTAAGAGTTATATTTGAAGGGGCAGGGGCTATGTTCCAGCCGATGATGGAGCAAGCTCAGTTTGCTAATCTTGTAGATGAGGCTACTGACGGTGTAAGCTTATCGGGTTATATATTAACTTCTAGGTCGGTGGATAAACTACGCGTTGCTTATAGTAACTCAACACCAGAACAACAAATACAAATCATAAGGGCTTTAGTTGATGGTGTTAAAGAACGTAGAAGTCAATTAGGAATAACAGAAAACAAATCCTTAAATTATTCGATACTGCAAATAGCATTAAATACGCTCAGAGAAGATGCTGTTGATGAAGCCTCTCTCACTGGGATAAGGAACCTAAGTGACGTAGGTCTAGATCTTGTAAATGTATTTGAGATAGTCGGTGCTGCTCAGCTAGGTAAGTTTGGCGGTAGGTTACTGAGAAAGTTATTCTCTGCCCCAGTCGTCACTCCTAGAGCAAAGACAAACGCGTCCAGTACGTTCACTAACCTAGTTGAAGCCGATAAGATTAACACAGGTATTCCATCTACAAAGGTATCGCCACCCAGTCCCGTCAAAGAAACTACTTCAAAAGCAGATCTACTATCTATAGCAGGTAATAAAATATCAAGAGGGGAAGAGAAGCAACTCAAAACGTCTTTACAGCAATTAAAAATGAAAGAAAGAAGCTAGGTGGTGTTAAGCCGAGG